AGCGATAAAATAATGAAAACTTTACAAGATATTTTGGAAAAATTAGCAAACAAACAATTGAGTGTAGATAGCAAAGAGTGGTACGACACTTATAACAAACTAATTAGCATTTTATATGATTGCAGAGAATTAACTGATAAAGATGACATAGATAAAATTGTAGCAGAATTAGACGACATACACGATAATTGCCTAGACATTGGCGAGTATAAAAATGTATTCCAATTGAGTAAAGACCAATTGACTGAATTAAAAGGTTTTTATTACACACAAAAGCATAAGAACGCAAGTTGGCAAGAGTTGGCTAACATAAATAATTATGTTAGTGATGATGAGATTGTTAGAGAATATGAGAGCACACTATTTGTGGATGATGATTTCTTTTGCAGTAGTGGGTTTGTAGTAGATTAAAAGGGGGTATAAAACAATGTTTTGGACAACTTTAACAAACATAAGAATAAAAGAGATAATCAAATTACAAATTGAAAACAACAACGAGTACGAACTAATCAAAAAAGATTACGATACCAACAATGAAACTAGAATAATCAATGCTATTTTTAATTGCTATGAGAGTTTTATTGACTATTCTATATATAAAATAATGGACAGCATAGAGTATTTTATGCAAGAGCACAACATTAAGAGTGTTGAAAAGGCAGTAGAACATAGTGAGTTTGCTATTGCAGATTAAGGGGGAATTATGGACTTTGTATATGTATTATTAGTCAGCAATAATATCAATGGTGCTGGCGTGGAAAACGATGTGCTAGTGTTTAGCGAATTAGAACAGGCACGAACAAAATTAAACGAATTAAAAGACAACTTTTTGCACGATATTGGAAACGAAATTGGAAACTATGTTATTGACGATAACAGCAATGACGAGTTAGCAAGTTTTAGCGTGTATGAGGACGGCTTTTACAATGAAAATTATTTTGAACTAACAATTTATCAAAGAGAGGTGGAATAATTATGGACAGAGTTTTATTGGTATATGACGGACACGCAGATTACTTATTTGAAATTGACGATATTGCAGAACTAGAAAATGCAAGAGATTACAAAAATGAAATGCGAGAAAATGCAGATTATGATTGGTATAGTGATTTTGAAATTATGTTAGAGTATTTGGACAACAACGAAATTACATACAACTATACTGATTTAATGGGCATAGAACAAATTGAGTATTAAGGGGGAATAAAAACAATGAAAGATTTTAACATAAACGATTATGTAAGAATTGTAAAAGGAAATGGTATTGCTGACGATATTTCAAATACTTTTGTTGGTAGATTTGCATATATTAATCATATCGAGGGTGGAACTGCCGAAATACAAGTTTGTAATACCGATATTGAGTTTTGCATACCATTAGAAAGTTTAGAAAAAATAAACGAAAGTCAAACAATTTATGAATTAGAGGTTGGCGTACACTTGAACAAAAACAACGAGGAATATGAGAGTTATGCAATAAGTGGGACAACACCAACAACTGAACTTGGCTACTATAACGAAAACAATTTATCGTATCTTGAATATGCAAAAGCAAAAGAATATGCAGACGAATATGTTAAAAGGGGTGTAAACAATACTTATGCTTTCATAACAAGTGATATTTACAACTTGGACGATATTGATATTGAAAGTGTAGAAAACAACGCTTATTTCGAACACGATATAAATATACCAAACATTAGTGAGTGGCTATATTATACTTATAAGGACGAAAACGGCAACATAAAAACAATTATAAATAAAGGAGAATAATTATGAGTTATAGAAGTGATATTAGAATTAGAATAACAAAAGATGATTTTGAGCAAATTAAAAAAGAGTTCGCAAAATACTTGGACGAACACATCATAACCGAAAGTATATTGGACTATTTAGACGTGTATAAAGAGCACGAGCATACTTGGTCAGTTTTAGACGATGAAACGAACGAGTGGATTGACAAAACAGCGCCTTGCGTATATTTTGGTTGGGATTCTATGAAATGGTATAGTGAATTAGAATATCTACACGATATGATACGCAAGTTAGACCGATTTGCTATTAGTATTATTGGTGAAATGTATGATGATGTACAAGTAGAGTATAAAGAGTTTGAGTGTATAGAGATATATAGTCAGTTTGTAGATGATTGCGAAGGAGTTTAACTATGAATAAAAGAGACATTTTAAGTAATTTAGAAATTACTTGCGAACAAAATAACGTGAACATTATTGATATTATGGCTTTGTATATAGCAAAACGATTTGGTATGGACATATACCCCGACCAAGACGAAACTATTCTTAAAGTTAGACGCATGTTGATAGACAGCGATGATATTTTGTGGAATATGCAACCATCACTAGAAGAAAATGAAGAAACAGCATTCGGTGTGCAACATGCGCGAGATGTATTAAATATATTTTTAGGAGATGATTATTAAATTAGTAGACAATAGCGAAATAATGTGATAAAATATACAAGATAACATACAAGATAACATATAAGATAAGGAGCGAAAATTATGGACAGAGTTTTATTGGTATATGACGGACACGCAGATTACTTGTTTGAAATTGACGATATTGCAGAACTAGAAAACGCAAGAGATTACAAAAATGAAATGCGAGACAATCCCGACTATGACGGGTATAGTGATTTTGAAATAATGTTAGAGTATTTAGATAATAATGAAATAACATATAACTATACTGATTTAATGGACATAGAACAAATTGAATATTAAGGGGGAATAAAACAATGAATAAAACAATTTATGAACGAAATTTTGATTATGACGAGATGAAAATAGCAATGGTTGTGTAATATTTTTAAAATAAGCACGAAAACGAAATGAACGAATATGAAAAAGACGCACCATATTATTACACTGATATTGAAGATTTAATTTCACTATGCATGAAAATAAAACAAGAGTGGAACGACATTAGTTGTGAAGATACTGAATATAGTGAAGAAGAATACGCATATTCACAATGTTTTGCAGAACGCTATTTGAACGAAAAGTTTTTGGGGGTAAATTAATATGAAAACGAAAGAACAAATTGAAGAATTTTTAGAGAACGAATTAAGAGACAGCGAACTAGTTAGTGTGTGGAACGAGTATTGCGAGCAAAACGCGTACTATGATGACCAATTACAAGACATGTCAATGTTTGACGACTATGTCGGTTATGGTAAAACAGCAACAGAAGTATTGGAAAGTATGTCAAGTGATTTTAATATTAGAGATAATTATTTTTATTATAATATTTATGGTTTTGAGAGTACTGACTACCCCGAAGACCATATAGATTTTGACGCAATGGCTAAATATATTTACGATAACGATGACGCTTTGGGTAATGACGAATTAGACGAGTTTTTACACGAAGACGATGAGGAGGTATAAATTATGGAAGATTTTGAAAAAATGAATGACAGCGCAGAATTGCTTTTAATTGATAATAATGAGATAAAAAATAATATTGATAAATTATATGAAGTGAGTAATGATAATGTGAACTTATTTATTGACACCATCATTGATTTGAAAGAGTCTCAGGATTTTTACGAGCAAATACACGAAAGAATATTGAGTTTGGATGAAGATGAGTTGTATGGTTTAGCGCAACTACTCACTGAACAAACATTTAATAATAAAGACGATGTTGTGTCGTGGTTAGAACGTTTATCTTCACTTGGTTTACTATGGTATATAGGAGAGTGATTATGAAGAAAACTAATTTATGGGATTTAAGCAAAGTAATAGACATACCATTTGATATTGCTGATTATAATTGGGATACTATGTTTTATGCTGACGTAGTAAACGAAAAAGTAGCAAAAGAATTAGACGTGTTGCGAATAACCCGTCTACAAAACTCTATGATTATTGTGTGTGATTGTGAAAAGTATATTGACACACACAAAGAGTTAGTGGCTAACGCTATTAAACTACTATATGACACGGCGTATGGTGGAAAATTGCTAATGTTGTTGGACGCTGACGAAAAAACACGAATAGAGTATGACGAAGATTGGGTTAGATTGATAAGCGATATAATACCTTATCTATTGGAGAGTTAATATGCGATATAAGATTATACTGCTCGTACACGATACGGCAAAAGAACCTATAATAGAACTGCCACCGCAAGTGTATTATAATAATACGGACGTGCAGAACGCTATAAACAATTTAATCGTGCTTAAATTGAGTGAATTAAATGACAATTATGTGCGATTTAATAATCAAATCATAGAACGTGATACTAATAATATCGCATACGACTATATAATAAGAGAATTAGGAGAATGATTATGTTGTGGGAAAGAACGATGAACGATATTGCTAAACTACTCGCTATATATAGCGATAGTTTACCAAAAGACAAAAAGAGAGTTATTGTTGGATTAAATCCAAAACTTTATGAAGATGTTAGAAAATCAATACGAAAGGATTGGTGTATACCAAGTAAACCAAAGAAAAAAGATATCTTGTTATACAACGCCGATATACCTATTATTAAAATAGACACATTGGTTGAGCCTATTGCAATTTTAGTGAAAATGAAAAAGGAGTGAATTATTATGGAATTATATTATACTGATTTAGGTGCGTGGGGAGATGAGTATGACGGAGATGAGTGGACATACGAAATTGACGATAGTCAAATGGAAGATTTCTTTGTAGATTGGAATCTAGATAACTTTATCTACGAGAAGAAAAAAGAAGGTAAAGAACTAACCAAAGAAGAAAAACTATTCGCAAAACAATTACTAAGGTCTGTTGCTAGAAATAATGACGGGATTGTAGATGATTTGTGCGAGGACTTAAAAGACGAGGTTGCTGATTATTTTAGAGACGAAGCGTATGAAGACATGGTTGATTGGAAACAATCAAGAGCAGATGATGAGAGCGACTATTACGAAATGAGATATAATAATTGTAGATTATAGGAGTATTTTATGAATAAAGCAGAACGAATGTATGAAAAAATAGCAACTAGTTTTTTTCACAAAAATATTGATTTGGAAATCGAATTAGATGCTAAAAGTAAAGAAATCGTAGATTTGAAAAACAGAATAGATGAATTAGAGTGCCAATTAGCGTATGAGTGCGGTTGTAACGAACAATTGTGCGAATTACAAAACAAACTCGAAAATGTTCGTAGTGATATGTGTGTTGAAATAAGCGAACAACTATTGTTGTGTTGTGATTGGTATAAGAAAACTGGTCGTTGGTACACTAGTGCAGAAAGTTTGTTTAAGGTTTTAGATAAAATAGAAAAAGGAGAATAATATGGATTTGTACATTGAAGAAACTAAAAGTAAATGTGGAAAAGTTATTAGAATACACACCGATGACACTTTCGATAAAGTGATTTGTGATTTAGTCCACGACACAGATAAAATCACAAACCTTCTAAAAACTATTATCGATGCGTAGATAAAGGCGGAATACTATGAAATACTTTTGGTTAGGTTGGATTATGGGCACATTAGGTGCTCTTATAGGATTTGTTCTCTATAAACTAATTTGGTAAGGAGAATATTATGAAAGAACAATATATTGGATATAGATATTCGTTTTACGAAAATCCGTATGAAAGAAAATTAATATTGAAGAAAACTGATGTTTATGCTAAATGTAGAGTTGGTAAAATTGAAAAACTAAAACATAAATTAATTGACGGAAATACGATGACATTATATATGTTGTCGTTGCTGTTAGAACAACCACATTATCGTGGTTGGAAAGTCGTTGAAGAATAGGAGATTAAAAATATGTCCAGAGAAGATTTAATTATGAGTGGTACGGAAGTCGTACAAAACCTAGTTAAAAAATATAATGACCACGTGGTTGACGAAGATTTAGTGTCAGTCGGTATGGTCGCAGTAGTGGAGTGTGTTGATAGGTGTTTGGCTGAAAAGATGACTGATGAGAACCAAATACTAGCACGCTGTAATGTGTGGGCGAGAAACGCTATATTGAGTGAGGTGTATAAAGCAAAAATAAAGTTTTCTAATGACGAAAAAGATTATGAGAACGCTGAATTACCCGAAGATATAACTTTAATAGTACACGATGTACGTAATACATTGAGCGCACGTGATAGAGATGTGTTCGATTTATTGTACGCTGGTTTTAAGAAAGAAGAAATAATGGACAAATTGCACATTGAAAAATCCACTTTTTATAATATAATCGGTCGAATTAAAAAAATAATTTTGGAAAAATAATGGTGTTTGACGTTATTATATGTGAGGAGTTAACGAAAATGAAAGTTGTTAGTCATAGCGAAATATCTACTTATTTGGATTGCCAAAAGAAATGGGAACTGGTCTATGTGAAAGGTCTTAAATTGGATAATGTTCATTTTAGGTTTGGTTTGGTCGGTCATAAAGCACTGGAAACAAGAGTGATTCCCGATGAGAGTTTGTATCCCGAACTCAAAGAAGAGTTTGGGATAAGCAGTTGGCATAATTATTTTACGCCAATATTCAAAGAAATAGATAATTATTTTGCTGATTATGATTTGATAGAAACTGAATATCCTGTCGGTAATGAGCAAATACGTGGTGTTGTTGATGCTATTTGGAAAAACAAAAGTACTGGTCGTATATTGATAACTGATTATAAGTTTAGCAATAACGATAAAGGACAAACAGATATTTTGTTAGATGAACAAATGTATATTTACGCTGTCCTATACGCTGCTGAAAAAGGTTTATCGTTAGAAGATATCGATATTGGTTATATTAATATACCTAAAAGAGAATTGGATAATCCACGAATACTAAAATGTGGTGCATTATCCAAAGATAAAGCACAAAATGTTTCACATGAAACATATTTAGCCAAAATCCACGAGTTAGGATTAAATGAAGAAGATTATGCTGATGTTCTAAGTGAATTGGTCGGTCGAAAATTATTGAGCATACACACGTCTTCTATCAATATGGATATGTGCGTTCGTATTATGCAGAACATAGATAATACGATAAAAGATATGCAAAAAGGATATGTGCTAGAAAAATGTACATTTCAATGTAAACATTGTGAATATCTTCCTTATTGCAAATATGGTAAAGATTTTATAGCAAATACAGAAGAAAAGTAAAGAATTAACTCTGAATAAGTGGCAAAAAGTAAAGATTTAGGGAATACTTTTGTGTCACATACGCTAAAAATTCCCTAAAAAGTGCGATGGTGGGAACAATATAAATACTACCCACTACCAGCCGTAAGGCAACTAAAAATCTAATAAAGGAGGATATAAATGACACAAGCAGAGTTTGAGTTTGTCAGAGCAAGTTTGGCTAATGGTGTTAATAATTTGATTGAAGAGATCGCTCAAAACAACAACATTGTAGCACAATTACGCAAAGCAAGTGCTGAACAACAAGCTAAACCACAAAAAACCGAAAAAACCGAAAACGTTAAAAAAGGAGAAAAGAAATAATGAGTATGTTAGAATTAGCGAAAGGTATATCGAGTAGCAAACACAATGATTTTACTGTGATCGCTGGTAAACCAGGATCTGGTAAAACCACATTAGCGGGTACATATCCTAAACCATTATTGTATGTAGCGATCGATACAGATGGTGGCGGTGAAGTACTTAAAAATTATGACGATAAGGATGTTAAAGTAATTGAATTGTCGTCAGACAAAGTAGGTGAACAAGGAGCAAAACACATCCAAACAAAAGTTATGGCATTGTTGGAAGAGTTAATCACAACCAAACATCCATACAAAACAGTGGTTATTGATGCTTATAGTTCTATTGAAGAAGGTCTTGTTATCTACTTAGAACAACAAAAAGGTAAGAAATTAAGTATAGACGAACGTGGTGTTGTTGGTAATCTTATGACAAAATTACGTGATAAGGTGGTTGCTCTATCATTGACTGGTGTGTCAGTAGTAGTTGTTACACACATAAAGAATATGGAAACAACAGATAACACAACGGGTGAAAAGTCAATAATGATTGTACCTAAAATGTCTTATAACAACGGCAACATATTGCTAGAAAGAGCAAGCAATGTTATGTATTGTTGCAGAAAAACTATTATTAATCCAGACGGCACAAGACGTGTGGGATTCTTAACTTATATTGGAGCACATCCAAACATCGATACTAAGTTGAGATTAAGTAATGATTGTACATTAACCAAAGGAACATACATCGAAGATTTAACTTATGAAAAACTACAAGAAGTTATCAAAGGTGGTTCTAAAAAGGTAGAAAAATTGGAAAAAATAAATGTTGTTGAATCGCAAGAAAATCCATTCAACGAAGAAACTAAAAAAGATGAAGGAGAAGATTGGTAATTATGGAAATCAATTGGGATGAAGTAAAAGAGAGTTCTTTCATTGATCAAGAAGGAACATATACATTAAAGATCAAAAGTTTTGAAGAAAAAGAAACCGCAAACGGTAACGCTTGCCACGTATACGAGTGTGTGACTCGTGACGGTGAGAAAATTAAATTGAGCTTATATTTGGCTGAAAAAGCATTGTGGAAATATAAAGCATTTTTGAAAGCATGCGGATTAAATCCAACAGGTGTTGTTGATTCTAGTGCATTGGGCAACGCTCTTGTAGGTAAAAAGTTTATTGGTGAGGTAAAGCGTCAAGCGCCTAGACCAAATATTGAAACTGGTGAATTAGAAGAAAGCAAGTATTTTGAAGTTGCTAAGTTCTATCCACTACCAGAGAGAGAAGAGTTCTAATATGAAAGAAAAAGTCGTGGAAGACAGGATTAAGGAATATTTATTCCTTAAACACATTTATTATTTCAAAGTTCACGGCTCTAATTTTCAAGTACGAGGTATACCCGATATAGTATCGTGTATTAACGGACATTTCGTGGGTATAGAGGTTAAGCGACCAGGAGCAAAAAACGAGCAATCTGAGTATCAAAAAATACATCAACGAAATATCGAAAAATCTGGCGGAACATATTTATTAGTAGATGATGTTCAGGAGGTTATAGATTATGTTGAATCGCAGACAACAAATTAAACTATTAGATTTGCTACTGGTTGTCTTAACATTTGTACTGTTCATAGAATGTTTATTTTACGATCAGAGAATAGTAAACTGGCTATGTGATTTAGTCACTAGATCTGGCGTATTCGGTTGGGTAGTTGTAGGTATTATGCAATTTGTACAAGTGACCATAATACCTATACCCGCCTACTTTATCACACTAACTAGCATGAAAATGTATCCTAACGATTTAGTTTTGTTATTCGTAGTGACGTTGGGTGCTGTTATGTTAGGTGTTATTACGGCTTATTGGATAGGTCGTAAATGGGGTAAAAAAGCAGTTATTTGGGCTGCTGGTAGTGAAGAAGAATATAATAAATGGACTACAGTTTTAAAGTCTAAAAAAACAAACATATTTTATTTTTTAACAGTATTATTGCCGATATTTCCCGATGATGTGTTATGCTTAATCGCGGGATCTATAAGAATGAATTTCTGGTGGTTCTTCACCGCTAACTTAGTAGGAAGAGTTATTGGATTAGTATCGTTCATGTTTGTTTTCACAGTTATAGGTGATAGTTTAGTGACTATTATTATATTTGCTGTGTTATTATTAGCAGCATTAATACTAAGGTTTATATTAAAAAGGAGATTAAAGAATGAATCTAGTGATAATAGGTAAAGACACCGATAGAATAGCATTAGATATATGGAAAGGCAATACTAATTACACAGTAATTAATAGAACGCCTTCAATGTGGAGCACAGCTTTCATAAATTATATTAAGAAAAAAGATGTGGTTGTTGCCGTGAATTGTGATCAATTTTTATTGAAACCAATCAATGATGTCATTGAATTATTCAGAAAATATGAGTTTATTCCTATTTTCATAAGTGATTCCGATAAATCTAACGAAAGAGATATGTACACCGCGCTAAATCAAGAATTTCCTAGCGCATTGTTGTACACAAGAAATAAAAAGAACAAAGATTATGATAAATTATTGGAAATAACCAAAGGATACTTATTAGGAAAAGGAATTATATTGAAGGATGATAAAGCTCTACAAACACCAAGAAAAAGGAAGAGATCTACTCCTAAAAAATAAAAGGTATTGTTTATTTTTTGAAGTAGGTACAGGTAAGACATATACGGCATTATCTGCCTTATGTTCATTACCACCATGTCGTGTTTTAATAGTCGCTCCAAAAAGAGTATTAGAAAATGTATGGAAAAAAGATAAAGAATATGATTTGTCGCGCTATGATGTGACTTATATGAATTACGAGAAAATAGCACGAGATAAAACATTCACTAAAAACCAATTTGATGTGGTTATATTAGACGAAGTACATAAGTTAAAAGGTAAGACTACTAAAACATCGAGAAAGTTTAGAGTTATCACAGAAAAAGCCACGTACGTGTGGGGTTTAACAGGAACACCAGTAGCAAATAGTTACGCTGATGTTTACAATATATATCGTAATATGAATATCGTTGAGTTTGAAATGAATTATGACGAGTTCGTATGGAGATATTATTACACAAAACAAATGGAAAGTTCTTCTGGTTTTAGGTTCGATATTCTTCTAGCGCCTAAATCATTCATGATACCAGAGTTAATGGATCGTGTCGGAAGACATTCTATGATTAAAGAAGCAAAAGATTGTATTGATTTGCCAGAAAAGCGTACCGAATTGGTATATATTGATGGTATGATTAGCGAAAAATATCGAGAGTTGAAGGATGGAATTTTGAGGACAGATGAATATGAAAAGACTATGATACCATTGGAAACTCTCAATAAAATACATCAGGCTTCCAATGGCTTTTTTTATGACGATTTTAAACAACCACATAATATATGTGAGAATAAAAAGTTAAAAGAACTCAATACCATATTAGAAGATATGCTAGAAGAAACACCAAAAGTTATTGTGGTGTATCAATATCAATACGATCTAGAACAATTAAAAACATTGCCATACTCGTGGACTGTTGATCCAACAGAGTTTCCAGATAAGCAAATACTATTTTTACAATACGGACAAAGCGAAGGATTGAATCTACAATATTGCAACCAAATGATATTTTACTCATACGATTACAGTTTCCTCAACTACGAGCAAATGACAGGGCGTATATATCGTAACGGACAAAAGAATAATGTTGTTTACACAATATTAATATCCAAAGGAACTATCGAAGAAAAAATATGGTGGGCTATAAAAAACAAAAAATCGAGAGACGAATATTTAAAGGAGGCGTTACGCGATGAGTGAGGAATTAAAATTATTTAATCAAGAATTTCCAGAATCTAAATACCGTGAAATACGCCCTCTCTATGACGGTGACATCACCACAGAAGAAGGTTTAAAACATTACCAAGAAAGTAAAAGACCTATAAATAGCAAAGTAATATCATTTGATGAAATTAAAGATACACCAAATCGAATTGGTTGGATAGTTCCTAAAGAATATATCGTTGTAGATATAGACAATAAAAAAGACGCTGGTAAAGTTTTCGATTTATTACAAGCGTTCAAAGTTAAGTTTAGTTATATGACTGGTAAAAAAGGCGGACACTTTATATTCCGCAACGACCGAGGTATTAAAAGTATCAGTGCTGGCGAGAGCACAGGCATTGGAATTAAGGTCGATATTCGTTGTAATGAGAAAGGTTATATAATTTTACCAGAAAACGATAAATATCGAAAATGGGGTACAATTTCGAAGGATGTGGACGATATCCCATTCTGGTTAATACCATTACCAAAATTAAAAATACAAGATGACTTCTCAGCAATGGGTAATGGCGATGGTCGAAATGACGCTCTATTAAAACACATGTTAAGTTTAATTGATTATGCTAAAGAGCTCACCTTAGAAGAAAAATGCGAATGTGTTAGAATAATAAACGCTCACTTATTTAAAGATCCGTTATCAGACGCTGAGTTAACCAACACAGTACTCAGAGATGATATATTAAAGAAACAATCCGAAGACTCTGAAGAGAAGGGTTGTTACGAAGAAAAATTAGCGTCACGAGTAATCAAAGATAAACAAATAATTACGTGCAATGACGATTGCTATATTTACAATGGTAAATATTATCGAAAGGTTTTAGATAACACAGAGATCGAACGTATAATTCACTTAGATTATAATTCAAGTTTAAAAGATAAACAAAGAAAAGAAGTACTCAAGTTTATAAAACTTAAATCGTGGGTACCATCATACGAGTTAAATAAAAACTGGCACGAAATAGTTTTCAGAAATGGTATTCTAAACTTATCTACAATGACTATGACACCGCACACGCCATCAGTTTATAATACTATTTACATTGACTGCAACTATGTTAAAGACGCTCCATACTCACCATTGATAGATGACTTTTTCAATCAGATATCTGGTCGAGAAGAAGATAAAAAGACATTACTTTATGAGATAGTTGGTTATTGCTTGATCAGAAAAAATGTGTTTGAAAAATTCTTCTTCTGTTTCGGTGAAGGTGCTACTGGTAAATCTACATATCTTAAAATGATTACTAACTTAGTCGGTAGAACCAATGCAGCGTTCTTATCGTTGAATAACTTAGAAGAAACTTATATGCCAGCAAACTTATTCGGTAAATTAGTTAATATCGGTGATGACGTTGCCTACAAAGGCATTAAAGAAAGCGATGTTTTGAAGAAATTGGTTACTGGTGAAATGTTTGCGGCTCAACAAAAGTACAAACAAGAACCACTCAACTTCTCTAATTTTGCCAAATTAATATTCACTACTAACAAATTACCCGAGGTTTATGACAGAACTAGTGGGTTTTATCGCAGAGTTTTGATTATCGATATTAACCATAAAATTGAACATCCAGATCCATTCTTCATGGAGAGACTAACAGAGCAAGATTATGAATACTTATTGAGTGTTGCTATTGATAAATTGTTAGGCGCTTTGACTAGAAATGGTTTGACTCACGTTGAATCTTCAGTACTAACTCTACAAGAATATATGACAGATCAATCTAGTGTATTGAGTTTCTTGAGAGACAAAGATTACACTAAGAAAAGATTAGATCATAAACCATGCACTGAGATTTATGTTGAGTACGATTCGTATTGTCGAGCGACTGGATTTAAGCCATTGAAGAAAGTTAATTTTGATAGAGAGATTTGTGAAGAGTTTAAGTTCACAAAACGTAATACTACGTGGGTAGGAGAAACCACAACAAATCAATGTTGGAGGTATGTCGGTGACTAAAATAGAATTAGAAGACGTAGTATTCGATATGGAAGTATTCCCTAGTTGGTGGTGTATGGTTTACACAGATCCTAAGGATATGTCACAACTATTAACCATATCTAGTGATACTCCGAACTACAAAGAACTCATACAGAACTTAATAATCAGAAGAGTGTTATTTGGCTTTAATGTCAAAGGTTATGACTTGAGAATACTTAATGGAATTATGCACTCTTGTGATCCATACAGGTTATACGAATTATCAAAAGCAATTATCAATGAAGATCCAACAGATCCGTTCAACAATTATACGTTCTGGAACAAATTCAATTTCTCTGATTTATATGACGATTGGAAATTCGGTACTCTAAAAGAGTTTGAATCTAATTTCGGTATGTCTATAAAAGAAAGTGATGTTCCGTTCGATAAAGAGAACTTAACTACCGAAGATAAAGAGGAAATAATTAGATATTGTAAACATGACGTTGAGGCTACTGTGGCTTTACTAAAATACAGAAAAGAATACATAGACGCTAAACGTATGTTGAGTGAAATGTTTGACATTCCGCTAACCACTGCTCTAAAAAGTACTAACGCTAAGCTCTGTGCGCTCATATTGAAGGCTCAGCCAGTCAAAAGAGCGCCGAACTATGACTTTACTATACCAGAAAAATTAGAGCCGTATATACGTGCAAATTTGCCCGATAACGTGATATCATTATTTGACTATATCAGTGACACTCCAAAAGAGGTTAGTTTATTTGATAATCAAATAGTGTTTGGTGTTGGTGGAATACACTCAGTTTACTCAGATAATATAGTGACTAAGAGTGACGATAAGCATACTTTGTTGAACATTGATGTCACATCATATTATCCAAATTTAATGATGATGATGAATTATCATTACATTAGTAGAAACATTCCAGATCCTACTATGTTTAGACAAATTTATGATTTACGTGTAAAACTAAAAGAAGAGGCTAATGAAGAGGCTAAGTTAAACGGTAAATCAGACAAATGGAAAAAATTAAATTCACAACAAACTGGTTTGAAATTAGTGTTGAATACTACTTATGGCGCTACTAAAAACCAATACAATGCTTTGTATGATGAATACCAGGCGAGTTCGTTGTGTTATTTAGGTCAATTATTGTTGGCTGCTCTGGCTAATAAATTATATACTAAAGTTGGTTTGATAGTTATTCAAACGAACACAGATGGTATATTAGTCAAGGTTGCTAATGATAAAATAGATCAGGTAAAAGCTATTGTACACGAATGGGAAGAATTAACAGGTTTTACAATGGAGTTCGATGTCGTAAAACTATTCTTCCAAAGAGATGTCAATAACTACATTGAAGTTACTGACAATCCTAAGAAGCCTTATAAATTAAAAGGTAAATGGGCTAATCAAGCAGAAGAAACGATAGCTAACTTAAATGCGCCAATTACACATGAAGCGTTACTTGAATATTATGTACACGATACACCAATCGAAGATACTATTAAAAAGTGTACAGATATATTGAAGTTCTGTCTAACCGCTAAAACAGGTAAGAGTTATTGTAAAACATATTATACATACAACAATGAGTTACGATTAGCCAATAAAGTTAATCGTGTTGTCGCTACTACAGATACTAAATGCGGTACGATCAAAAAATATAAAGTTTGCGATGACGGTAAACCACGCTACGATAAAGTAGCTGATTTGCCAGAAAGATGTAAACTCATTAATGATAACCCAGAAATGATTGATGATTTAGATTACGATTGGTATGTACAATTTGCTAAAAATAAAATCAAAGAGTTGAGGTGGATATAATGAAATCGGATTACATTTTATATATGACCTTAGGTAGTGGTAAAGTGTATAAAACACGATCCGCTTCACTACCTCAAACGATTTGGTTTTTATGCGAAAGGTTAGATAAATTAAAAATGTTAGATATGTTGGATAAAGGTAGTTTTGTTATAACAGAACATATCTACACTAAGAAACGCTATATAAAACGATACGAAATAACGATATTTGTGCCGAGAACGATATTTAGCGTTCGTAAAACCTCGAGCGGTAGTGTTAATACGGTATCGTTCAAAAACACATTAAATAAAGTAAAGGAGATATATTGTGAAAGAGTTCAACATTAAAATAGATTGTCCTAATAACACATTTCAATTAATGGTTATGGGCGATACTCACATAGGTGATGAATGTTGTGATTTAGAATTAATCAAAGATACTATTGATTATGTGAAAAACACAAAAGATTGTTATGTTGTATTGAATGGTGATTTAATTAATAACGCGTTAAAAACTAGTAAATCAGATTCATATAAAGAACAAATGACAATCGAACAAGAGCAAGATATGTTAATAGACTTGCTGAAACCAATTAAAAATAAAATACTAGTGATGGCTACTGGTAATCACGAGAACAGAACTAATCTATTAGCTGGCATAAATCCACTTAAAGCAGTTGCTTATGCACTAGATATTAGAAGTAAGTTAGTTGAGTACGAAAACTGGCTACTAAATATAGATTTTGGTAAAAGACATGGCATGAGTAATAGGTCTAATCATTACGTTGTATTTGGTACTCATGGCGGTCATGGTGGTGGTAGAAGAATTGGTTCAACAGCTAACGCATTACAAGATATGGGTTTAATTAGACCTGATATGGACTTGTATGTGCACTCACATACTCATACGCCAATAAATTATAGTGATATTATATTCTTATATGACCGAAAAACTAAAACTACTAGAGAACATCAAAGAACATTTTTCAACGCTAATTCGTTCCTAAAATACGGCGGTTACGCTGAATCTAAATGTTATGTTCCTACCGATAGAAATCCTAGCGTATTGGTTATTAAAGCCATCAGAGGTAAAGACGGCGATAAAGTCATAACCAATATAGTTAGAATTTAGGAGGTAATATATGAATTACGCTATGGCTTATTTAGAATTTATGTGCTATGTCGGTATAGTGGTATCGATTATATTAGCTATCGAGTGTATTGTGGCTATAATATTCATAATAAAAGATGCTTTTAAAGCAAGGAGAGAAGATATAAATGAAAAGAAAAAGAATGAATGTGACCAAAAAGTACAACGAACTTCTAAAGGAGCAAGAAAAGGCTCTAAGTCGTATAACAAACATCCAAAGGGAAAAGGATTTCAAACTCAAAAAAATAGAAAACAAGTACGACAACATACTAAGCAATCTCATTAGAGATTCAGAGACATTGGCTCTAGAAGTCGAGGCAACACAACGCCACGTACTAAATACCAAATCTAGCGGTAGTGGTCCAATAGAAAAATTAATAGGTAGTAAATAAAAAAAGAGAGGTTCAACCTCTCTTTTTTTATGCTTGTACGAATTTGCTACCGCTCCAGTTATTCCTACGAACTATGTTCGCTGTGTTAACTAGATCTTTATATTTGTTATATTCGTCTGGTGTAGTGCATACATAAGTATTGCCTTTATCAGTCCAATATTTAACTTTTGTTGCTGCAGTAGCTTGATCGTATATGCGTTTTATTAATTTTGCTTTTTGCTCATCAGTAGCGTCTTCGTAAGTTGTGGTTATTCTCTTTCCTGATTCATCCTCAACGGTTACTTTTTCACCATTCATAAGTTTGCTATATAATTGTTGTAAATATAGCGCTCTTTGGGTGGCGTATTTTTCTTTCTGTTTAGGCGTTAAGACAATGTCAACACCATTAATCTTGAATGTTCCAGAAAGTCCGCTACTTTCAACGCCATATTTCATAGCTTGTTTTTCTAAATCAGATTTGTTATCTATATAGATTTGTGCTGGTAATAATCTCGATAAACCGCCTAATATAGAGCTAGTTTCGTAATATTTCTCAGCCTCACCTGTATATGGATTAATCTTATTAGGTACAGTCCATGCTAATGTTAATGTGTTAGAAGCTAATGTGTACCATAATTTAGTGAAGAAATCACCAGATTTAGATTTCTTTTGGTTGTATATGATTTTGCTTGCGTTCTTAATAATAGCTGGTTGGAATCTTGTCAAATAGTTAATAGCAGTGTTCTTGAAATAATCACCTACAGAATTACTATAAGTTATAGCAGAATCCAATACACCTAAGAAACTTTGGTTTATGAAAGTATCAACAACAGCTTTAATAGGATCGCTAATGCGTTTACCGCTACCTAACATAGCACCTAAAGTGAATACTGTTGAATATGGAGCCAAATCTTCTAATGCAATTTTCATATCACCGAATCTCATAATAGGACCGAGATAATCATCATCGTCATCGTAGTCGAACGCTCCAGTTATTGCAGCTAGTATTAAACCTAGAGCCATTATAGCAGTACCAGTAATACCTTGAGATAAACTCTCTATTGCTTCTGCTCTTCTGAATACATCACCAGCCTTATGAGTACCGATTAATCCAGGAGCTATCGCACCAGAATCAAATAATGCTTGATATGCGGTTTTAATACCTGCCTTATCGCTAGTGCCTATGGCTTTTCTTAGCGCTTCAGGAGCGTTATTCTCAAACCACGCTTTATATCCTTCTTCTGTAAATTTAGCGCCGCTCTTATCTAATTCAAGACGATATTGACCTTTATAATAATTGTTGATTTCTCTGAGCATGTCATTATAGTACATTAATTTGGTTTGTGATGCTCTGAGGATACCTTTCATTACACCTACTGGAGATCTGTCTAAGATGTATGTGGCGCCATTAACAGTCATTCTAGCAAATGGGTATAATAACTTAACCATCATTGTTACGCCAGTCCAATTTTTCTTTTTGGCTGTTTCTAACAATTTAGTCATTACGTTATCTGTTTTGAATAATATTTTATTGGCTCTATATAACGAGTTATTAATCAAACTGGTGTTTGGATCGCCTTCAATATTCAACAAATCAATACCCAGTTCTATGCCAAGTTCTACAGCAGATTTATTCGATGTTTCACTTCCGCTCGTAGCGTCCTTATATAATTCAGCCAACTTTTCGTTGGTCTTATTTATCTTAGAATATAGTTGCTCTCTAGTTAATAAATTGCGTTGTTGAGATGTCATACTCTTATCGTAGTACATATTCTTCAACGCTTGTTCACTTTCTAAGAGAATCAAAGATTTAGAACCCACTAAACTATTACACAAATTGCGCATAGAACGTTTATTTGTCCAGAATTTATCACTTAACATCTTAGATTCAATATCACTAATTTTCTTTAGCGCTTTGTTTTTAGATGTTATACTTTGAGATTCTGCGAACTGTTCTTTTAATTCAGTGCCTTTATTAGTGAAGTATTTGCTGCCTTCGTTCTTAGATCTAATATAAGGACCGAATTTTTCATTCACAAATTTCTTAAAATCTTCGTCATATTGTCCTACATATCCTACTTGAGTTCCTTCGGATAAGAAACCTTTATTGTAGAATAATGATGCTGTAGCGTCTTCTACAACAGCAGTAGCTAGAACCATTGTGTTAGAATAAGCGTTTTTAAGTGCTGTTCGAGGTGAAGACAACATGGCTAAGTATTGTATCGATACCATATTATCGAAGAATTTACGTAGCTTTTTAGCCGTTTCTTGACCTATTGTAGGAGAACTCTCAACGTCTTTTACAGAAACGTCTAATCCTGAGGTTTCTGCTGCTGTTTTAACCAAATATTCTAACACAGTCTCGTTAATAGCTTCTACAGTTTGCATATTATCTATTTGGTCAGTATCTTGACTCATCAAGATGGATACGAACGCGTCTATTATTTTAGCGTTATCGCCTTCTTCTAACAAATTAGCGAGTCCGATCCATTGACTTTTTTGATAGTTCAATTCTTTTCGATTGAACGGATCTTTTTCGTTTTTGATCTGTTTAGTAAGTTCTTCAAGTTTCTTAGTTGCGGTCTCACCTAACGATTCTTTAGAGTTAGATTCAAACAACTTAATGCTAGAGAGTATTTTATTCAACGTAGCGTTGTCTATGCTTACTTTAGCTTCTTTTGCCGCTTCAGACACGGCGTTATGTGGGAAGAAATAGTATGATTGCGCGCCCATTGGTTGTGCACCCGAGCTTAACGCTGTGGTATACCAAACCGCGATTTTATTTTTTATTGATTTAAATCGAGGATCTTCACGATTTTTATACAAATACATTATGAAGTTAGCAGACAAAGTGTTTAACGGACTAATCACTGTTATATCGCCACCATCTTTAGTAAAATTAGCTTTATTAGCCTCAGTTCTAAAGTATTCATATAATTGCGCCGCTTCTTTGTCAGTTAAACTATCTAACAATAAAACGTTTTTCTTCTCAAATTTCTCTTGCGATAATGTAGTATATTCGACTACATCAACGCCTTTCACTCTAGATTCGGATTTTTCTTTTGGTCGCTCTTCAATGTAGCGTATTAAGTCTATTGCTTTAAGTTCAGTAGCCTTATCCATTGGTTCTTTAGAATAATCTACTTCAGCTTTAGCCGCTAACGTATCTACTTTTGTTCCGTCAGAAGCTTCGTAAGTCATATTCTCTTCAGTGATATTTTCTAAGCCAGGAGTTTCGTTAACTTTTTCAAGAACAGCTTGTTCTGCTGTTGCTGGTTTTTCAGTTTTAATCTTTTCCTTTTTTGCTGGTTTCTCAACCTTTGCTGGTTTTTCTTCTTTAACTTCTTCTTTAACTTCAGTTTCTGGTAGTTTACCTTCTGCTTTAAGGTATTCGTTATAAACTGCTTCTAAATAACTTAATTGTGCATCCTCAAATAAACTAAGCTGCCCTTTTTGTCCTCTTTCTGACAAGGAGGCAATCCTATCTTTGATAATTCTGCCTCTAGCTTCTGAGTCCAAGTAGTTACTTTTGAAGTAGGTTTGTGTTGATCTGTCATACACTCCTCCATCGTTTAATATTTTTATTAAATTAGGTATTTTAGCGATTAGATCGTCCGCTTTCTCTTTATCGAAGTTAAACGCCATCAAGGTTATTTGGTTATCGTCAGGATCTACGGTATATTCGGATATATTAGCGTCCTGTAAGGCTTTAACAATCGCTATTGGATCAGCATCGTCTTTAACTAAAATTCTATATTCTGTTCCATCGGCTTCGTTAGGATCTTTCACATATATAGCGCTAATAGTTGCGTATTGTCTTTCGTAACCAATTTCACCCATTATCGCTGCAAACAAATCTACGTTATCAAGATTATCTTCATTGTAGAAATAAAAAGCGTATGATAATTCGTTTAATTTGATGGTTTCACCTTTTTCTGTTAAATCGTAACCGCCAATAGTAGAGTTGTTTTTAGATATTTCAAGACCTAATATATCAGCGACTTCACGAGCTTTTTTCCTAAACGGAATATCTACTTTATCTTTCAAAATTTTATAATTATCAGCAGTGAGTTGTGTGTTAGTGAACGGCGCTATAAGCGCTTTAGAAATTCTATGTCGTTTCACATCTTCGACTTTCTTTTCTGCTGCTTTAGTTTTTTGCTCTTTTTTAACTTTGGTTGCTCGTTCTGCTGATTTCTTACCTAATGTGACTTTCTTATCTATATCTGAACTATTAGCATTGGTTTTGATATCAGAAATCAAATCCAAAACTAGTTGCTGAGGAACTGTTTTACCGTAAATAACTTCGTTTTCTTCAGATAACATTTTATCTGCTTTTTCGAGTAAACTCAATTGCGCTTCACTTCTATTTTCCTCAGGTATAGTCAACAATCGGTTGCGTTGTCTTCGCAATCTATCCGCAACATTATCCCATAATAAAGGAGCCATTTTCTCTTGTAATGTTTTGCTCTTTAGAGAATCTTTCGTTTCAGCCATAACCTGATAAGTAGCTGCTCTTTCTTTACCTGATATAGTTTTGTCATTTAATTTATCTTTCAAAGCATCGATGTCTTTAGTAGTGAGTTCATCTTTAGACACTTCTCGCTCCTGTTCTTCTTCACTCTCTGATTGAGTTAAATCGCTCATTCGAGTATCGCTTTCTTCACCAACCAATTTATCTAAACTATAACTAGTCTCTACTTCAGACAGCAAAGATTTTGAGCTATCAGTTAACGCTGCTGTTAATTTTGAATAAGATGTTTTGTCTGGTTTCAAATCTTGAGCAGCAATATAATAATATACACCTTTTTTTCTTTCTAATAAGTCTGGATTTTTAGGCTTGTCTTGATAAAAACCTAAATATACCTCTAAAATATCTCTGAAAGATTTTATGTTTTCATTATCAGCGAATAACATATTCTCTAAAGTTTTCAACGCTTCAGGAGAACCGTAATCTTGTACGGTGAATAAATTTTCGATAACATCTGCGTTAGTTACGCTCTGTGCTAATTCGTCAGCAGCTTTTTTAGAGAAGCCGATCGATTCGTAATCTTCTCCGTATTTCTCATTAAACTCTTCCATGAAATTACGTTTCATGTATTGTTTTTTACCAGTTTGTTTCACCTCTTTAGACATGCTTCTGTAATCAGGCAATCTATCTAATGGTATGTTCACTCTAGTATTCCATATATCAGAATATATACCATGCGCTTCAACGACCATATAGTCGCCTTTTTCACGCATACTGAAACCATCAAACTTACTGTATTCGTAAGACATGCCTCTGGCGTACATTTCGCCTACGTCTAACGTATACATCATTTTGCCCATTTCACGAATTTTATCACTAACAGACATGTTTTCGTAATTATTGTCTGTCATTTGATCGCCTAACAACACATCAGCTAAATCGTTAAATACATCATTTCTATTACTATACAACCAGCTTGCTGCCCTAGAATATGTATCTGGATTTCCACCAGCAGACAATCCTTGCGTATCAGCGATGTAGTGTGTTGTTTCGTGTAATAACTTTTCAGCCAATACAGGTATTAATGTGTCTAAATTCGTATCTGTATACACGTTAAGAGTAATTGATTTATAATCAGTGTCATACCACGCAACCACTCCATCTTGAGATACCGGTTGGTTAGCGTACTCAATATAAACACTAGTATCTGGATAAACATTTCTACTGAAGTTACTGAATAATTTTTCATCGAAGAAATCTGATAATTGGAATCTCTTTGATTCTTTCAATTCTCTAATTGTTTTGTCTAGTTTATCTTTTTTCAAAAATTCGGTTAAAGATATAGCACGAACAAGAGCTTTATTTTCTTTAGAGATAAACATATCAAAACGATCGTGAACATAATCGAACATCGCTTCACCGAACGATTTAGCGTTAGGATATGCATTATTAATCTCTGCTACGAAATCAGCCTCGTAATAATTAGGATCATATATGAGGTCGAAATTCAAGTCGGCTGCTTTTTTATCGGTTATGGTTCTATCCAATAAATATCTTGTTGTAGCATATTTATTTATTGCGAAAGGTGAAAAATCTATATCGGTCATTATTAAGTGTCTATTAAGCTCGTTAATATCCGTCATAGATTGTTTTAATAACTCTTCGTCTTGAGGATCTAAAGAATATCTACGAACAGCATTTTGCATGTCTATTACATTACCTATCACTTTACCGATATTCTTAATCCAACGTTGTTTTATTTTTAATAATGTATTATATTTAATTTTTGTTGCTTCATTTTTAACAGCCATTTGAGTTTGTTTAATCGATTTATGTAACCAGTTAAACATACGTCTAACTGTTGCTTTAGAACCAAAGAAGGCTCTCGTGATAGCTTTATCGTCGAATAACAAACTATCGGCTAGAATATTTTTAATCTCAGTTTCTGTGTAATTGGTTTGTTCTTCACCTAACACAACATCCACTAATTTCTTATATTCTTTATTGTTCATGCTAAATGCGTTTGCCGAATCATTCTTAAACGCAGTAGCTAATTGTTTGTTTATGATTTGAGATAACGCAGCCTCTATACTAATATTGCGTAGAGTTTCTCTATCCATGAACACAATTCCATCTGGTGATTTTATATCGCCTGTTGTCATTATGTCACTATTAGCGTTACCATCTTTATTAAATACTTTACCAACAACTAATTGTACGCCGTAAGTTTTGTTTAGAATATCTGCTAATTTAGCATAATCTCCACGCAAATCATTATCTATTTCAAACTTATTATCTGGATTCAATTTTTCCAAACGATCTTGAACAGAACGCACATATTTGTTGTCACTATATTGAAAGTTAGTATATTTATTGATTGTTTCGCTAGAGATTTCTGTAGCGTTATTAAGCAATGTCATAGCATCGTTAAACTCTTTTTCGCCTATTAATTCAGCGAATTTTGATAAAGCTAAAGAATTTTTAATTATTCTTTTGTCTCGTTCGAGATCTTCACTTAACGCATCGTTTATAGCATCTCTAACTTGAGGTCTAGAATCGGATTGAGCTTGTTGTACAGAAACCATGCCATACTTATCTAACACAGATTGTGTCTTACTGATTTTATTGAACTGATCGCTCAATTGTTGCATTCTAGATAGTATATTAAATGATTGTGTTTTACTATATTTGGTGTAGTCTGTTATACCAGCTTCATCAGCGTCTCTCTTTAGCATTATCTTGCCGTCTGATGTTTTAACTGCCCTAGGTGATATGATAGCTTGACCACCACCCATGATACCGCCAACTAATGAACCTACGAACATAGCTTCTAAGACAGTACGAAGACTAAATTCGCCTTGAGGATCTACGGTAGTTCTATTAAATAACATTAAGTTCATTAACGCGCCACCGAGCTCAGCCTCTACTTCTTCGAAACCTTCAGAAAAAATTTGTAGTCCTAAATTACCCCATAAATTGTGTATTGTAGGAAATATGAAATCACTTAACTTTTCAGTTCCTGCTTCCAAACCAACTGATGTTACTGTTGATAACAATCTTCTCCATGTTTCATTTTCTGGAGCAACATTTATTAAGTCTCTATAAGACTCACCAGCCATTGCGCCGTAATATGCTGCTGACGCTTTACCTTGACCTAAGAAAAATTTAGCAGAGGCTGGTATTGTTGTACCGCCACTAGCGATAGAACTAACAATTAACGGAGCCATTTTACCAATACTTTCTGCTGCCGAATCTAATTGTCTACCTATCCATGAACGACTTAATGGCGATGCTGTTATCATCTCGTCCACGCTCTTTTTAATTTCTTCTAAACCAGTTAAATCAATGTTAATGGCTTCTTCTGTACCTTTTTTAATAGCTTCTGCAGTGTCTGTCTGACCAAATACTCTAGCTCCGCCTTCTGCTATTATACCGCCAGCAGCGATTAATGCGTCTGCCACGCCTTCTAACGTACTATAAGCACCTTGGAAGATTCTACCGAAGAATCCTCCCACAGTGTTCATTGTTTTTTCAAACCAATTCATTGAATTGTAATATTGTTCGTTAATGGCTTCTTGATATTTAGCTTCGTAGTACTTTGAGGCTTCTTCATATTTAGCAGGATCAATGGTTTTCAAAAAATATTCATTTCGTAAATAACCGATTTGATCTTCTGGATTTGTAAACATATTATACTTTTTTACGTCAAAAGTATCTGCGGTCTTGTCTTTGGTCAATAAAATTGAATCCAAATAATCTTGAGCTTCGACATGACCTTTAGACGCTATGGCTTTATACGAGTCTTCTCTGAATAAATCAGATTGACTAGCTAAATCATAGGCAAGGTCAATTCCTCTTAGATAATTTGGCGTAACAGTAAATTGTTTTGCCATATAATAACTCCTTTATTTATTGAGCGTTTTTGTATATTTCTTGCAATAAATTAGACACTATAGTGTTAGCTTGAGTGTATTTAGAATCACTAAGTTTACGAGGATCTTTTCTTCCTTTTAACATTCTATTAGTGTATTCTTTTTTACTATCGAACCAGAGAGAATCTACTCCAGCAGATTTCATCAAATTAGACAAGTTGTCGTTAACCCATTCGTCAGACAAACCTAATTCTTTAGCGTATTTAGACAACGATTCTTTGACTTTAACACGAACCTGATCAATATGACCTAAGGTAGTATCTGTTAAAACAGACGCTAATTGTTGTTTAAATTCGTCATAAGAACCTAACGATGATTTTCCAGATTCAATAGCACTCATTCTATTTTGTAAATTTCGAGCAGCATCTTCTGGTGTATATTTAGTAACATCTCTGCTAATACCACCGATCAATTCTCTAGCGCTATAAGGATCGGCACCATATAAATCTAACATGCTCTGATATTTCTTCCTATCTTCTGCTGTTTCAGCATTCTCAGCCATATTGGCTAGATATTGTTGAAAAGAAGTTTTTTCTTGTAAATCAGTGAAGAAAGCTCTTTTCAAATAATCTTCGCCTTTTGGGTTTAATGTATATGTTTTGGTGTAAGGAGCTTCATCGCTTTGCACCGTATCATAATAATCTTCCATATTAACACCACCATACTCGTAAGCAGCTTGTTCTAATGCTGCGTACAAGTCAGCTTTCTCAGCCAATTGTTCACCAGCCTGTGCTAATTGAGAAGCATATTTTTCTTGTAAACTAGCCATTAAGTCAAGACCTTCTGCTCTAGATTGTGCGTATTGAGATTCATACGCACTAGCAGCCTGACTAGTTAATTGCTCTTGTAAACCAGTAGCAATATTTTGGTTTTGCAGTAAAGCTAATTGCTGTTGTTTATATCTGTTATACGCTTGCGACACGTCATAATTTACGCTAGATGTGATTTCTTGCGCAGCAGTATTATATTGTTCTTTCAATGGATTTAAGAAATATCTATCCCATTCAGATCTATTGAATGCGTCTTGATTAGTTAGTTGTAAATCCTTCTGATACTGACTCGCTAACGCTGTCGTTAGATTGTAATTCGCCATCTGCAAAACCTCCTATTAACATTTGTACACCTTCTTCTACTACATTTTCTTTTTTGTTCTCGCCTTCTATTTTAGCTCTATATGTTACATATTTATCTACAATGAATTTCAAACGATTCAAATGATCGAAAGTTTCATCTCCTGTATTTTTATAAGCCACTACAATAGTGCTTACCATAGCCCATATCATTGAGCATAAATAACCAACAAATCTGAAAGCGTTAGTCCAGTTTAGCATAATCTCTCTCATAGCCATACTTGCTATCAATGTGGTTAAAGCGAAACTGAATATTGTTGTCATTATTTGATAACCTCGCTTTTTGTTAATTGCGTGGTTCTTAGCGTCATACAACAACTCTTTGTCTGAAAGAGCCATAATTTGCTCAGATGTAATTGGTTTTAATCTATCTGCTTTTCTTTGACATTTGAAATATAATTTAGTATATCTCAATTCGCCTATTTCTTCTTTAGTTAATTTTTTATATGATGGATGAAATAAACACATTAATTTAGTTTTCTTAGCCAAAGTCTTAGGACTACGACTACCGATTTTATTATCGATATAATGTTGCTTATTCTCTTGATTTAATATAATCAAGAAATCATCCAAATCATTAGAATCTTCAATGTTTTTATCTACTATTTCATAGTAGTGCTTTTTCTCGTCTTTAATGTCTTGTTCAGATAATCTTTTATCTTCTGCGTAATCGTACCAAAATATTTTCATCATAACAGTTAGTGCGATAACAGCAGATAATTCTAGAAAGAACGATGCTGTTGGTTGTACTAAATCTAGTCGTATAAATATCACACCAAACAAGAAAATGATGATTAATACTGTTAATAATCCTGCTAAAAACTCTTTAATACTCTTTATTGAGTTTTTCATAGCTTATTCTCCTTTCTTTGAATTAATTATGTCGTTCAAAGCCGACACCACATCATCTGTGGTTGCTGGTCTAGTTACATAGTTATACCATATTTGCACTGGAATAGATAGTAATATAAATACTAGTTCTACGCAAGATAAAATAAAGAATGTTAAACCTACTAAAGCACCTAAACCAGAAATTACAAATATCGTGAATACGAATTTGAAAGCGCCTGGTGTTTGATAAAAGCGTCTTAAAGCGTCCTTAAATATTAAAACTAAGGTTATTAACACCATTATCAAACCCAAACCTATTGTTTGTGGTACAGATTGCACAAACATGCTTCTTTTCATTATACAAAAGAGAGTAATTGGTACAACTTGCATACTGATTTCTAGAATCTTTATCCAAATTGCTTTATTTTTCATAATTATCTCCTTACACGATTTTTAATTGGTTTAATGATTTTCTCTGCTGCGACTGCTACAGAAGATTCTGCTAATTTAGCTGTTAAAGTAGCAACTTCTTCGGAAAGTCTATTCTTTTCTTCTTCTAGCACAGAAATCAAATCTTCTTCACTACCATATTTAATTTTGTTAGATAATACATTCAAAGTTTCTTTAATTGCTGGATCTAAATCCACATTCTTAAATGCTACGCATAGCATTTCTGACATAACGCCTAAAGCGTTTGTTAACTTATCTACTTTTTCGTTTAATTCAGTCACTTCTTCTGATGGTTTTTCTTCTTTATCTGCTACAGCTTGTAAAGCTTCTAATTGAGCTTCTGTTCTAGCTGCTGTCAATTTAGCACTAGATTTTACTGACACTGCGACATAAGTTAATACAGCCATCATTACACTCACTAAAATAGGTGTGATCATATCGCCATAAACAGTCCAGAAATCAACTAACCATTCAGGCATTCCAATTGCTCCTAAAAAATTCATAATAACCTCCTAGAATATTTTCTTTAATTTGCTCTCAGGCAATGGTTCTTGTCCTTTGAGAGCACGCAATTCGTTTTCTTTTTTGTACGCTTCCATTTCCAAAGCATATCTTGTTTCTGGAAGTGGCAAACCTAAATATGTATAACGATTAATTGTATTTAATCTAGATACATACTCGTGCGCAAACCATTTCTCTAGTTCGTTAATCCTCTTCATATTAACGCTAGGCTCGACTGCTCTGCGAAGTTCTAAAACAGTTTCCTTCATTAAATTAGCACCTCCAATAAAACATATTTAAACGCTAAGCCAACTAATCGTAATTTATTATTGTCCATATCGGTTTCATCATCTACATTAGATAATTCGAGTTGTAGATAATTAAATCGAGGTATCATAGTTTTCTTAGTCATAGATTGTATATAATTCAACCTATTTGATATTGTAGTGAGATTTGATTGACTCACTAATTTTCTGTAAACATTAAACTTATAATTTAATGAATACTCATCAACAGCGTCTGTGTCTGTCATTATAAATGTTGTGGTTACTAAGCGTTTAGCGTAGTTTATCGTGCCTAATGGCATTATTTGAGATTTCCACAACCATGGTATTATTTTTTTAATTTTATTTTGATTTGCATCATTACCGTACCAGTCATAATATACTGTTTTATCTGGAACAAACTCATCTAAAGCATCTTCTGATGTTAGTTTGTAGAATAATCCAGCGGAATCGATAATGACCACAGAATCGTCAATAGTTACTACTGAAACTAATCTAGTATAGATTTCCCAGTAATACCAAGTGTTATAACGATCGTCATACACATAAACGTGTGTATTTTCTTCGTTAGGAACGAACATTAAAGTCCAATACAAATGATTAATGAAGAACGCTTTTGTTAATTCACTTTCCTTCAATAACAATTCGTTAATTGGTTCTGTCAATAACACTGATGTTTTGTCACTAGTTATAACATTAGTTATTTGTTGGTAACCAAATACACCAGTTGTATTTAATTGTAAAGGTATTTCTTGTAATGGTGTTGTTATGGTTTCTCCTACTGCGATGTGTCCTTGATTTGAACGAACTTCAGTATATATGAAATCATAAACACCTTCAGACAACTCACCATAACTAATTGTCCATAAATTATCTTTCAAGTAAGCTATCATCGTAATATCGTTAGAGATGTTAAATCCTGTAACAACATTAGTATCATCACCTAATAGTTTATAACCTGCTTTAGGTAGATATAACAAATGATTTTGTCCAGTGTCAGCAGCGACACCTGTTCTAACTACTAAATTGCCTGAACCACCTAACCATAAATAGTTATGGAAACTTTGTATAAATAAACTTTTATTTAGTTTATCTAATAAACTTTGGTTAGGATTTGTTTCGCTCGATTCATCTACTATTAAAAATGTTCCGTTTGAGTAAGCGTAATTAGAGAACAATACGGTTCCTGAATAACCTATCGCGTTGATAGCGTCCGCACTGAATATTATATCAACATTATTGTTTTGTGTATCGGTTGTAACAGTTGACGATGCTACAAATTCGAAGTCGTCATTATATATACTATCTTTATAAAATGATATTGTGCTCACATTTAACCAAGATGAAATGACCGCTATTTTATGATTAGCGTAAGTGACAGCAGCGTCATCATAATACTCAGGTAATATATCAGTAATAGGCTGTGGATTCCAAGTAAACGTCAATGGGCTATCTGCTGACGCAGGAATACCCTGTATACAACCATTTGGATTTCTATATAGCAAAACTAATCTATTATTAGATACGCGAACAAAATTTCTAATATCGCTACCCCAATCAGGATAAGAGGATAAGTAATATTGTCCTGCGGAATTATCATAGGTTGTCTCTCCGATTAGTCTTAAATTTAACAAACTAGCTTTAATATGATTAGTGTCGACTAATAGACAATAGAATTTTGTTTGAGCGTCATCAGCAAAAATAATATGACATTCTGACAAACCTTGAACACCTGTAGTAGTTCCTGTAGTGTCATACATAGTATGTTTAACCCACGCTCTAGTATTATTTGTCGTTTTGCATGAATAAATAGTATATGTTCCATTTTTATTAATGCTGACTATTATTTTTTCACCAGTATCAGACATTATAACAACTGGTTGTGTGCCACCCGAAGAATAAGAACCATAAGATTCTTCAGTAAAAGTCTCTCCGCCATCGATAGATATAGAATATTTAATTCCGTTATCATCACAGTTATATAACGCAAATATTATAGATCCGTCAGGTTCGTTATTAGCATCAACACCACCAACAGCAACCCCTTTTACAGAATAAGGCAATACTTTATAATTAAACGATTTACCATAATCTTTAGATATTTCAATTGTATTGTCGTCAAAACAAGCTACAATAACTTTTAGATTTTTAGACGATGCTAAGCCAGTTGGTCTTCTACCGAAATCATTATTTCTAAATACTTGATATTTCATTCTAATATCTTGATCGCCTTCTTCGCTATCGTCTCCAAAGAACACGCGAGAATCTCCCATTCTACCTATCATTTCAACGCGCTTATCTTTAAATTCACCGAACACTAAATTCATCGGATCTTGTAAAGGACCAACGATATATTCTTCTCTATATTTATCAGTTAATATATTAGGACTCTCAAAGTCCACTCCAGACGAACCATCACCTATTATTTTTCCAGTTTTGGTTATTGGTTTATATACAGAACCTGAAGCAGACGCATTATTCACAGAATTTCCAGATATTATTTTATAACTAACACCATCAACTAACACATAATAAGTAGGACCTTTGAATACTTGAATTTTATTAGTAGGACTTATCGTACATCCAGAAACAACAGTTATATCTGTTTTAACTCCAGCGTCAGTTATCCATGCTAATTTAGCTGTGGTATCTAAGGATGTTTGTGTGTATTGTACTAAGTATTTATCATCAACTCTATTGACAGATATTATTTTACCAGTAGTAATACTCAAATTTAATTTCATAAACCACTCTAATCTAGGTCTTGTGGTTAAAGCGTTACTTTCATCCACATACAAGTTTAACATCTCACTAGCTGTATTAACCTTCGCTGTAAATGGATTATCTGTCTTGTTAATTCCTTTGAAGTCTGTTATGTTTAAGTATTTATATTTAGGAGCTTTAGGTATATCTGATACTATAGGTTCTCTTCTAACTGTGATACCCATGCGCTCACCTCCGCTAAAGCTGTTGCGGATTTAATGCCTCGATATTTTGAACTTTCTATAATAAACAACGCTAAAGCTTCTTCAATTTCAGCTACTTGTGTTCCTGCTGGAACTTTAAAACCGAAATTAGTACCTTTTTTGTTCAATTCGAGCAATTTCTCAGTTTTCATTAATACCAACCTCCTTCGCTTTTATACTTACCGACTTCATAGAATATTGTAGTGTCTAATCTGCTTAACATTAATTCAAACTCATTTTTCAATGTATAAGATCTTTGAACATCGTCTTGAGATAATAATTGACTAGCCATGTATGTTGGTAAACAATTCAAAACAGAATTATCAATATTTAATTTTGTGTCATGCAACACATCATAATCATTAATAGTTTCCCATTCACCGTTATAGAAAATTTTATAGTGTCCAGGAAGTACTAAACCAATTGTTTTGTCATCAATGTATATAATATCTGGATTTCTAATTTCATCCACATAAGCTTCCATATCAGCAAAACTCAAGAAATCTCCAGGTACTGTAACAACAGCTGGTTTGAATTTTTTTCTAAAATCATCAATGAATAATGGACGATGTCTATAATCGCGATCTAATATATAGATAAACTCAAAATCACTACCTTCAACAATAGTGTAATCTCGATAATCGTTAGCCACATCATCTTCACTCACTGGAATAAATTGATTATTTTCTAGCACATATTCTTCAGTCTCACTAACTTTATAAATAGTAGTTTCACTAGGAACCATGTAACTAAGCTCGTTCGATGTGTTTTTGTATCTAATTAAAGTGTCATTATGCTCACGATATTCAGCAGGAATATCTTTGCGTAATACTACAATAGGTTCGAAAGTACTGATTTTAGGTTTAACACCGTTAGCGATTATATTCAAGCACTCATTAGCTAGTCTACGAAATTTAGCTAAATAACCTTGTTGTTGAGCTTCCTCTTCTTCCATTAGCAATTTATCTAGAGTTGCTTGTTTTATTTCACTCCATTTTTTCATTATATTTCTCCTGTTTAATTAATTGTGGGAACTCAAAGTAATTTACCTTCTTATTCCCATAAAACTAAAGAGGCAAGAGCCTCTTTAGTAACTTATGGTCTTGCTATTAAGCAATTTCGTCAGTGTACACTGGAGCACTGCTTGGGTTGGTTACGTGTACAGGTTTACCAGCAACAACAGGTGTGATTTGAGTAGCGTTTGTACTACCAGAACTTGTTAATGCGATATAACTCATAGCACGGAAATCACCAAAGCCAGCACCGAAACGTGCACGACCTGTCCAATAGTTAGCATCGGTATGATCATCGATGAATGACTTTACAGTCAAAGGAACACGATCAAACCATGTTGCGCCCATACCTTCACGGTTTCTCTCAGGAGAAATCAAAAGTAAAGCGTGGTCTGAATCAGTGAATCCTGTGATGTCAGATAGATATGGAGATACTACGATCTCATAGCCACCTAGACTATCACCGAATTTTCTACGTAGACCTTCACGCAAAGCTGTTTCAAGAACATAGTCTTCTGCTATAACAATTCTCTTTACAGCAACAGGTACTATGTTACCTTTTTCATCTTTGTATTTGTGCATGATGCTACCTACTTGACCAATAACGTCAGCGATCTTCTCTGGAAGTAAAGCATCTGAACCATCAAATGTTAAACTTGCATAGAATTTGTTGGATTGGTTGTAAGTACCAACAGAGTCATTGAGTCTGTGGTGAGCGTTTGTAAAGTATTGTTGTTTTGTACCTTCTACAGTACCATCTGTGGTATCCATACCTTTACCACTGTTAGCGGTAATACGATATTCTGGATATACATTACCTAATGCAGCACCGATCATACGAACTGCATAGAGTTCACGTGTACGACCATAGCCTTTGATAAAGCCTAATGCTTTTGGCTCAATGCTTGCTGCTTCGTTATCTTCGATAACTTGTTTTGATACAACGAATGCGTTCTTCCACTCTTGGAATACATATTGTTTGTTGTATCCTTCTTCAAATGAAGAAATGCCAGCAGGTTCCATATCTTCTACTGGTTTGAAGCCATCCATAGCTGTTACGCTTCTGAACTCTTCACGATATTTGTCTGTAGTTCTCATATTGAAAACTTTTGGTATAATTGATTCTCTTTCAAATGCTTCAACTTCTCTTTCTAGAATCATTTTAATTGGCTCTTGAAGGATATTGAAAGCTGAATTGTTTACTGCTTCTTGAATGTTAAAAATTACTCCCATCTCTACTTATCCTCCTATTACCATACTAAATTATCCAAACCATCTACTCTGTAACCAGCAATTATGGATGCTGATGCAGATGCTGATGGAACAGCTACTGTTTTACCTAATTTATATGTTTTGTAAGCTGTACCTTTTTTAAGTGTTACATCATCGCCTTGTGCTACGATGTATATTTCTAAGCCATCGTCTTTTGCTGAAATAGCTTCTGCTGCTGTGCTAAGTTTTGCGATTTCATTTGTAGAAACGTTACGACTAAACACATCACCCACATTAAGTACTAATGCTTGTTCATCACTTTCAAGTGTGTGATATACAGGGAAACTATAAACTTGTTGACGATCAATTTTATTGAATGTTGCCATTTTTAATCTCCTATTCTAATCTTTTATCCAATCTTCGAACAACACTCTCTCCATTGTTAATCCTAATAACACGGCTTCGTTATGAATTTCTTTAATTAATCTAGCGTTTTCTTCTTTAGGTAAGTACTGTAATAAGTATTCGTACTTGTGATATAATGGCAAGAAATAGTTTCTTATCTCGTCATATTTCTCAGTTCCGAACACACGATCAGTATTACATCTATAGTACGCTTGATATGATGTTGCAGCCAGTTGCCAAGCGGCATTTTCTAAAATACCTCTTCTTACTAGTTCTTCAACTAAAGCAAAACTGCTTTTAAGATATTCTGTGTAGGTATTTATTACAAAATTTTCATCGGACCTACTAACAGAATTTTTATTGTGACACCATAAATAAAATGGTTTATCACTCCTGCGAGTTTCTTGTGATAATGTTTGAGCTAATGCGTTAAAATAAGAATCTTCGTGAACTCGTAAATTAGGGTTCCAATAAATAGCATTCTCAACCAAATACTCACGCCTAAACACTTTACCGTGAACGAATGTAGAATCATTCTCATCAATGTTAAAGAATTTAATCTCGCCTGTTTCTTTATTATATTTCTCACTCACGAATTTACTTATATAAACATCGAATGGTTTAGTTGTAATTTCTTTGTTAATGAAATATAATCCGAGCATGTTATAGAATCTATCGTCAGCGTCACAGAACATTACATAATCTGCTGTCGCGTTACGCAAAGCGATATTACGAGCTTCTGATACACCAACGTGTTCTGATTTGATATGTTGTATCTTAAATGGATATTTATTTAAAAACTGATCTGTTAATTCAACTAGCGAACCATCACTTACGATAATGGCACCAATGTCTGTGAAATCTATTCCGACTTGATGTTTAATACTATCTAATAATGGTTGTATAACATCTTCAGTCTCTTTATAGTGAGGTATTAAAAACTGCAGTTTCATACATACCTCACTTATTTAGTGCTAGAATACCTTTTTCTCACATCTTCTTCTGTGAAACCCCATCTTTTAGCCAATTCGAGCTCTGCTTTACTAATTTCTCGTGTGGTAGAGGCGGTATTATTACCAGAAACATTGTTTAAATGTGATTTGCCAGCGTCTTGTTTTTTGCTGGAGGTAGCGTTTTTTACAGCAATATCGACTATTGTCTTGTAATTATTAGCAGCGAAGGCTTTCTCTAATGGTGTTCCTTCATTCCACATTTTAATTGTCTCAGGATCTAAGTCGTTAATGCTTTCATATTTTGTTCCGTATGTACTATTGAGTTTCTTGATAGAGTCGCTAGCAAACATCTCTTTTTCAAGCTCTTCGTACTCTTGAGCCTTTTTAATAGCTCTTACGTAATCTGGATCGCTTTTGATAAGGTCTTTCAACACTGGTCGCACTGTTTCAGCGTCTAAGCCATTATCTTCCAATTTCTTATTTGTTTGGGCGTCGCAATATGCTTCCCAACTGTCGTAGCCAAATGATTGTGCTATTTCCTCACGAGCTTCAAGCTTAGCTTTAGCTTTCTCCTCTTTGAGTCTTGTAGCAAACGCTTTCGTTTGGTCCACTGGTTCTACTGGCGAGGTAGGTTGTTCAACTACTTCTGTAGTTTCTTCAACATTAGCAGCCATTTGTTCATCTTCCATTGATGAATCTCCTTTAATTGTTTTTGGCGAGGTTCGGAAATCAACCGTTTTGCAGCCAATAAATGGTGAGGGTTATTCGAACGATTGTGCTATGAAGCCGTCGTTCAAAATATCATATACCCCTCTATATATAATAACTGAAAAAGTGCCATTTTTTCCAAAATTATTTTGCTTTTCGCTTAACTGAATAAGCAATAGCCAAAGCTTGTTTTCTTGGCTTTCCAGCACGCATCTCAGTTCTTACATTTTGTTTAAATGCTTTTTTAGATTTTGATTTGATTAAAGGCATTATTCTTCTCCTTTATTAATATGTTTTAGTGTTCGCGATGTTCACACCACCATCAGCATAAAAGTTTTTACAGCTAAATGATGCTAATGGTCCTAATTCTACGCCAGCGATGAATTGGTTAGATCCATTACTAGTGTAAAAAACACCTTCTACCGCGTCTAACAAACCTATAGCGTTATCTGAATTTCTTTTAACAGGTATATAATGTCTATATAATTCACCGTTATTGGTTATTTTAATATCGTATATATTACCTTTAAAAAACCATTTTGCTCCTGAAGGATCCGATTCACTAAAAGCACAAATCAGAGCAGGATAAGACGAAGAAGCGTTTCCTAAAGAACCACCAAGCAATTGAGCATCGTCTTTAAACAATCCTTTAGCGCTATCCATAAACACGGTATGTATTACATTTTCTCCGCTTGCTGAATTTGACGGAGAATTTCCAAAAGCACTTTCATAATAATTATTATAAATATTAGTGAATTTACCGAACTGTCTTTGACCAAATAAACACTGATCGGACGTTTCTGTATTTACTTTCATATATTTTATAGTGACTGCGTATGGATTTGTTAAAGAAGTGATTCCGCTATTTATAAATTGCGTTCCCGTTGCTGTTACGTGACTCAATCTAGTATAATTACCAGAAATAATTAAATTATTACCGCCTTCTGTATAATCAATAGCCTTAGTAACCCCTTGTTTACTTACTCCCACAGCGCCGTTTAAATTACCATCAGTATAATAATCAAACGTCTTGTCCACAACAGCTCTCGAACCATATATATCAGCAATATCTTCCGCTGAAAGAGCAGTGTTATATACTCTGAAATCACTAAACACTTTAGCCGAATAACCGTCCGAAGACCAATTTGATTTCGCTATGAGATTATTATTATACCATCTTTCACCAATAGAAGCATTTATAGTGAACGTCGAAACTAAAGAACCGTTCAAATAAAATTTAGCTGTCGTATTATCTATTACTGTCGCGAAATGATACCAAGTATTCAATCCAACCGTACCGACAACCGTGTCTGGAAATGACGCTCCGCTTCCTGTACGACCAAAGAACACCAAAGTTCCTGATGTGTCTGAAGTAGCTAACCCTATAGCATAATCAGTGCCTGAAGTAGCGGTTCCAAAATCGAATATTCTCGCCCAGGTAGTGTGCTGTAAAAATTTAACCCAACCACAGACTGTAAAACTGTTTTTTAAATATAAATTAGGTAAACTGACAAAACCTTGATTGTTTTGGTATCCGTTAGAAGTTAGTGTCGTTAAACTCGTAGTTCCCAACCCAACATCATTGTTTATAAAATCGTTACCAACACATACTGTAGGTCCTTTAGAAGCCGCTATTCTATCCATACCAAAGTACACTTGATTATTGTTTCGATTTTCGTCTTGTAACAAGTTAGGAGCGTAATGACCGTAACTAAAACCCGAACTCTTAGAGCATTCAGCATAGCTTCCTGTCATAACATCAAAAAGACCGTAAGTCGATGCTGTCGTTCGCTTTACTGGAATGTAATACGATCTGACATATCCTGCGCTATCATATACTTTCAACGAGTATATTTTAGCGGCGCACTTATAAGAGCCTCCGTTCAACGCGAACACTGTATAATTCGCATCAGCAGGAGAAAGCGAACAGGTTTTAACCAAAGTACCGTCTACATATAATCGACTTCCCGCATAATAGGTGACCTTATGTCTATCGTAACCGCTTATAGAAGTAGCTCCTTCCATTTCATAATAACCAGAAGAATTGATACCCCAATAGGTACCGGTATTTCCATTACCACCCATTAATTGTCTTGAACCATTATTTATAAACTGAATATCGTGTTCGTAAAAATAACCACTATACGATGTGTTTAACGTGCAATAGCCATTACCATCACTCTTTATATATTCGACAGGCATTATATATTTCACTGATAGAGCAAAACCGTTGATTATTTCAACGGACGGTCTAAAGTAACCAGAACCTTGATTGCCGTAGAAAACATTATTTACCTTATCAAATAATCCAGCAACACAATCGTTAGTCCTAATGACAGGTACAAAATTTCGTACCATTACATTTCCGTTATATATTCTAAAATAATAAATTCTACCTTTTCCGAAACTACTCCACGAATAAGGAGTGTTTCCGCTATTACTAGCAGCAAACAATAAAATATGTCTATCAGATACCGTGTTAGATCCACTACCGAAATTAGTAGTCGACTCATTTAAACTAACACTAGATGGCGTATGATTAATCAAATAAATGTAGCTCGTACTAGAACCAGGTCCTAAATTTTGAGTGCTAGTTCCTCCACTAGCTACACACCATGTATTATCTCCTTTCAAAGATAACGAAAATAAGCTCCATGCTCCATACATCATATTATAATCGAACGCGCTGTTGAATTTAATACCGGCTTCTATTCTGGTGTTAGCTGCTATAGAAACTCCGCTATCGATCCATTGTGTTCCTGTGCTATAAATATAATCGATCTCTTTATACGCGACTAAATCAACAGAACTGGTATGAAAATTAGAATTGACTTTATCATATAAACCAACGTTACCGTTATATCTATTCATCATAGGAATACCATCAAAAATTAAATTTTTATTTTCGTCGTATATTTTGAATCGATATAGTCTTAAATATGAATAATTTCCTATACCATTATTTTCACCATTAGTATAAGAAGAGAACAATCTAATCTTACCACCAGCTGTAAAAGTCTGTTCTGTCATAGATGTTTTCGATTCGCCGTCTAAGTACCAATTATTAGCGCTCATAGTAAGAATATGTTTAACATTCGTTGGAACAGCACCAATATTAGTCATTGTCGCACTAGTTCCATAATCACAACGAACACCGCTATTCGCTATATAAAATGCTGTTGTAGAATTAGAGCTTGTTGTAGATCCTCTAGCGCACCAAATACAACTTGTGACATCTGTTCTAGTCATAGCAAATTCAGCTTCTATCGTATATTTACTCGTAGGCGTGACATTTAAGACAATGCCTTGTGAACCAGTGCCTTCGATAAACTCTATAGGATCGTACATATTTTCAAAATCATAATGTAACACAGGGATTCGTAACAAATTATTTCTTTCTCTATCAGATAAAACGTGATTATAACATCTCAAATCTTGTAATCGTATATTAGCGTATGCGCCACCAATACGACTTCCAAAGAATAATTTATCACAAGAACTGGAGAACGTTCTTTTACCGGTTTGTGTTATTTTTAACGAACCATCTACATATAATTTAGATGTTCCGTTATCAAATGTCAATATCACATTACGCCACACAGAACGAGCTAAACCAGTTGTTATGCTAGTACCCGAATTTATAACATTGCTATTAGTAGTGTTATTAGCATACCATGTCCAGCTGGCACCAGAATTGTGAATTTCTATTCTTTCGTAACTATTACTAAATGTGAATATGTCTGCCCAATCATTAGATCCAACGTCATATACCCAGAACGCTAATGTCCAACGATTCAAATCGATAAAAGGATTATCTATGTAAAATTGTCCACCATTTAACACCAAGGCGTATTCAGAAAGAAATCCAGTGTTATATTGTGTAGCGCTAGACGCTATTCTATATTTATCATTCACTACGTTATTAATGTCGTAATTTAAAGGAAATCTCGCTATTAACATACTTTCTCCTTAACTAAATGTGACTTTTAAACAATTGTTCGTGACATCGTACGATAATATAGCATCTCCAATTTTAAGCCCGTAAACGAAATTAGCTCTGCTAGAAAAAGTCTTTATTCCTGAAATAGTTTCGTCTCCTGTTTTTCCGACCTTGCTCTCGTTTAAAACTTTACCTTGATTAGCGCTCAATGCGTTAGTAGTACTAGTACTAGTTAAACTATCTTCTACGCTTATATCTGAACCTACATCAACATGAGTAATTATTTCAAACGAACTAGTTCCTCCTGCAGTAGCGCCATTTATAGTATAATATAACGATTTGCCGTCTGTCCAAAGGTTTTCGCCTGTAATTCTATAGAAGTAAGTAGGTTTGTAAGTCACACTAAAATATTCTATACTTACCATATTTAACTTCAACTGTTTAAAATCTATTAAATATGTTCTGTCATTATTTTGATAATAATAATTATTACCTACTTTATAAATATAATTAGGAAATAAATTAGGTCCATTAGTAAAATAATTCGTAGGATAATCCCATGTAATTTCTTCCCAATCATGTGTTGAAAATTTATATTCGTAGTAATGCTTATCTGTATCAGAGTCACCTGTTGATTTAGTATAATAACAGCTAGAACCATTAGACCAAATTAATTGACCTGTGATTCCTGTAGGAAAATGAAGACCAGTTACGTACGTAAAACTGCCTCTAATAGTCGACATACTTAACGCAGGTAAACTAGATAACTTATGAGACACATAATTACTATCGGTTAACCATATGTTCACATCATCCGACCAGATATTCATTCCATTAAACGACATAGCTTCTACGTCAGAACTATTGTCTCTCCAAGTAACAGCAATCCACGTATCAGTGCTCTCATCTAACATAGAATGAGTAGATCCGGATGAATAAAACGTACATCCGCAAGCTTGCCAAACGTTACTTCCATTACTAGGTATTAAATTGTCATTAGCCGCGTTCCATGTTTTATCTACCCACTCACCATTAATCAATTCCATGCGACCATGTGTTGAACTAGAATTACCATTAAAATAATATATGTGTTTACCTATTCTAACAACATACTTTCCAGTGACATAAATGTTCCATGATTTTGGTTTGGTTTCTATAGTGCATGGAGTACGATTATTTCGCACACTACCTTCTGGTATATCAAAATGAGGAGCTGTGTTAGGTGTATTCAATTTGTCTATTTCGTCTAAAACATTTCTATTTTGAACTAATAAATTTCCACTTACGCTTAAATTTGCCATTTAACTCCTCCTTTATATACTGAATGTTTGTGTGGTACTATCATAAGTTATAGTACCTAACCCGTTAATTGTTATTGAACCAGCCAATACTTCATTGCCAGACCAATCAAGTGTTCTAGCGTTTGACCTTGCATTGTCCGCTGCGCCATTACCGACTATTTCTATGTAATCGCCATGAGAAACAGCACTACCTGTTGCATCGGCTATATTATATTCACCAAATACATGTTGTGATAAGCGCTGTGCTATGGTATAGATGCCTTCTGCGTGTGCAGCAGTACCGCTTGCTTCTGTATGCCAACCTTCTGCATGTGAATAATAACCACTTGCCGTTGTAGCAGACCCTTCTGCATGTGAAGCAACGCCGCTTGCCGTTGTACTACCAGTCCCTTCTGCGTGTGAACAATCGCCACTTGCCGTTGTAGCACCACCTTCTGCGTGTGAATAATCGCCACTTGCAGTTCCATTATAACCTTCTGCAACAGAATATGAACCTATCGTTGTATTCGCTTTTCTATTTATACTTAAAGATCCAGTACCAGTTGGATTTGCTTTGTCCATCTTATTTGCTATATCGGTTGTGTTAGTACCAATTTGTGTAACTGCTGCGCTAGTAATTCCACTATCTAATGCTGCTAATTGAGCTGCTGTTAATGGTTTTTCGTTTACTTGATATTCTGGCAACCAACCATTCTTACCCTCAGTTGCCCATGTGCCACTATACTTAAATCTCCATGTACCTTCTAGTGTTTGTCCTACATACCCACTCGCATCTTGTACTACTAAATAGTCATTCACTGTTGGTGTTTTGCTACCAACGTAATCTACAGGATAATCATTAGCGTCAGTAGGTACAGCGCTCCAAGTAGTCCAGTTTCCTCTAAAGTTTGCTGTTGCTGTTTGCACAGTACTATTAACAAACGATTTTGGAGCAAGTTGGTCGCTTGCGCTCGCTTGCGCTGGTATTAACGCTAGAATATCAGATATATCATTAGCGTTTGTTGTTATCTGTGTTTGAGGATCGCTATCGAAACTAATCGTACTTTGTGTTACACCATTAACCAACACACTTGTAGCGCTCGCACTACCAGCGCCGATATTTTGTCTAACTTGTGCTTTTTGAGCATCTGTTAATGTTTGCGCGTTAACTGAAACATAGTTAGCGTCCACATAAGATTTATCAGCTATATTTGCTATAGAGACACTATTAGTGCCATCACTCAAATTTCCAGATAAATATAAATTTAACCATGGATAAGTTGATGTACCTAAACTATTTGTTCCACTATTAGCTATTAAATCTTTTGTTACGTTAACGTCATTAGATCTGAATTGTAAATAAGTTGAACCATTTGCATTCTTATAAGTATCGTTAGACAAACTAGCAACATTGTTCAAAACTATATCTTGAGCACCATTACCAATCTCTTTGGTAGTCATATTAATGAGATATGTACCAATTTTATTTTCGGTTATATACATACCTCTTAAAGTATTGTTATATTCAAAAGGTTTTGTTAATATAGTACCTTTCTTAGCATA